CGCTGCCCAGGCCAACTACATCACCATGCTCGGCATTGCCCGCAACCTTTCCAAAGTGGCCATCAAAATGGTCATCAGCGGTGGTGCGGTGACATACGGCTACGGCTATATGAGCGTCTCTGAGACACCCAAGCTCAACGTCAACCAGGCCAACACGGTCGACGCCGCGCTCACCATCCTGGGCCGCACGGTCAGCTACTAAGCCGGTTTAGCGCGCGGCAGGGCGGTTTTTAACCTTTCCCGCCTGGCAGGTCTCGCCCGAGCCTGCCACGCCGTGCGCATCCTGTTTTCTCGGGCCGTATTTCTATCGGGCAGACCATGGCAATCAAAATCACCATTTCCAACCACGTTGGCTTCGCCGTCAAAGGCACATTCAACGACGCCGACGGCAAAGAGCAGCCGTTTGAATTTAGCCTCACCACCAAGCGGCTCGACGAAGACGAAATGGCCGCCGCCAAAACCCTGCTGATTGCAGACGCCGCCAAAACCGGCAACCACGGCGCCGTGGTTGACAAGCTGGTCGAAATCACCACCAACTGGTCCGGCGTGCGAGACGACGACGACGCCCCCATGCCCTACAGCGCCGAGGGCCTGCGCGCACTGCTCAAAAGCCACATCGGGCTGGGCCTGCTGGTGTGGCGCACCTACCTCAGCGAGTCTGGGGCAAAAGAAAAAAACTAGCCCAGCTCGCCCGCAAACTCGCCAGCCAGCCGCCCGACCATGAGCCAGACCCCAACAAACCGGTTAACCCCTGGGTTGCGGCAGTCATTGCTGCAGGCGCCAGCAGGGCAGACCAAGAGGTCTACCTTTGGCCCTGCAACGTGCAAGCGTGGCAAACGTGGTGCGCCGTGCAAAGCCAATGGCGCAGCGGCATGGCCGGGCGCGAGGGCCTGGACTACGCGGGTGTACGTGCCTACCTGGACGAAGCGGGCCTGTGCGGAGATGAGCGCCGCGACACTTTTAAAGGCATCAGGGCGGCAGAGCAAGCCAGCCTCGAGGCATGGGCCCAGCAGCGCCGCGAGCAAGCCGACAACCAAAAACAATAGGACGCTCCATGGCTGACATAGGCATCAAAATCAGCGCCACCGACGCGGCCAGCGGCGTATTTAAAACCGTTGCGGGCGAGGCCGCGCGCCTGCAAACATCCCTTGGCTATGTCAGCAGCACCCTGGCCAGCTTGGGCGTTGGCCTGTCCGCCGGGGCTTTTCTGGCCTTTGTCACCAACATCAACAACGGCGTCGACGCCCTCAATGACTTAAAAGACGCAACCGGCGCCAGCATTGAAAACATTAGCGCACTGGAAGACGTAGCCCGGCGCACCGGCAGCAGTTTTGACACGGTAAGCACCGCGCTCATTAAGCTGAATCAAGGCCTAAACGCAGCCAAGCCCGGCAGCGACACCGAAAAAGCCATCAAAGCCATTGGCCTAAGCGTTTCCGAACTCAAAGCGCTAGACCCTGCCGAGGCATTCCGGCGCATTGCCGTGGGTTTAAACGGCTTCGCAGACGACGCCAACAAAGCCCGCCTAACCCAAGAGCTATTTGGCAAAAGCCTCAAAGAAGTAGCGCCCCTGCTCAAAGACCTGGCAGACCAGGGCCAGCTCAACGCCACCGTTACCACTGCGCAGGCCGAGGCGGCGGAAAAACTCAACAAGCAGATCTTCAATCTGCAAAAAAACGCACTCGATGCGGGCCGCGCTATTACCGGCGCACTGGTGCCAGCCTTGAGTGATGGTGTTGACCGCTTCCTGCTGGCACAAAAGCACGCAGGCGGCCTGCTGGATACGCTTGCCCTGTACGCACGGCTGGACTACAGCAAAGGCCTGCAGGGTAACCTTGGTCAGGTGGAAGAGCAGATAGCCGCGCTGGAGCAGCGTGGCGGGCGCATCACATCGGAATCCGCCCGCAAGGGTAACGAGAAAATGCTGGCCGACCTGCGTGCGCAGGCGGGCTACCTCAAAGAGCTACGCCAGCTCAAAATTCTGGAAGACCAGGGCGACTTGGGCGACGCAGTCTCGCGCAAATTCCTGAACCGCAAAGCCAGCGTGGGCGACGTGCTGGCTGGCGATGGTGGCAAAGCCGCAGGCGCCGCCGCAGCCAAAGCCCTGCAAGACCAAAACCGCGAGTTGGCCGAACAAGCCAAGCTGCTGGCCACCCTGTCCGGCGTCAATGGCGACTACCAGGAGCAACTCACCCGCCTTCAGGTGGTGCGCAAGTCGCAAAACCTCAGCGATGCGCGCTACTCCGAGCTGGTCACCGAGCTGATCGACAAGCAGCCCATGGTCAAAGCCCTGTATGCAGAGCAGGAGAAATCCGCCAAGGCCTGGGAAGACCAAGCCAAAGCCAGTGCACGGGCCGTGGCCGAACTGTCCAAAGACTACGACGCCTACGTCAAAACGCTGGACGCATCGGCCGCGTCGGTTGAAAAACAGGTGCAAGCCCTGCAAGACGAAGAGGCCGCCACGCTCATTGCCGCGCAGCAAAACATCAGCTTGGCACAGGCCATAGAGCAAGTCACCATTGCCCGCCTGGAAGAAGCCCAAACCAAGTCCTACGCCAACGGCGACCAAGAAGCGGGCGACGCCATCAAACGCGAGATCGAGGCGCGCAAAAAACTCGCCACCGCCATTGGTGGCAAAGAGGTGCGCGATGCCAACAAAAAAGCCGCCGAAGATGCCGCAAAAGAGTGGCAAAAAACCGCCGACAAAATCAACGACAGCATTACCGACGCCTTGATGCGCGGCTTTGAAGATGGCAAAGGCTTCGCGCAAAACATGCGCGATACCATCGAAAACATTTTTAAGACCATGGTGCTGCGCCCGGTGGTGCAGGCCACGGTCAACACTGGATTGGGTGCGCTTGGCATCCCCGGTGTGGGCGGTGCAGGTGGCGGTTCAGGTGGTGGCTTTCTCAACACCGCCAGCAACCTCAACAGCCTGTATGGCACAGCCAGCCAAGCCCTGTTTGGCGGGTCGGTCGGCGCGTCTGCCGCATCGCTGGTGGGTGCCAATGCCGTTGGCGCTGTGGGTGGTGACGCCCTGGGTGCTTTGATCGCTGGCAACGGCGGCTGGGCAGGCGTCACGGTAGCCGCAGAGGCTGGAGCTGCTGCCGGGGCGGGTGCCGCCGCTGGAGCCGCAGGGGCGGGCGCGGGTGCCGCAGCCGCCATCCCCGGCATAGGCTGGGCCATCGGTGGCGCGTTGCTGCTGGCTGGGTTGCTTGGTGGTGGCGGGCGTTACGTCCAATCCACGGGCGAAACATCGTTGAACTTTGACGAAAGCGGCAAAGAAACATACCGTGCGCCATACCGGTTCCGGGGCATGGACGAAGCCACGGCCAAAGAGTACGGCATGAAGTATGTAGACCTCAATGAAGGCGCTAACAACTTTGCCACTTCGCTCAACAAAACGTACCTAAGCGCAGCAAAAAGCCTTGGCATCACCGCTGCGGCCTCCAACTTCGCCTATGGCGGCAACGATGCAGACAGCAGCACCGGGCAGGGTAAATTCCGGCTCGGAGCGGGTGTAGTCGGCGGAAAATCTTACTTTGATAGCGGCGAGATTGCCAAGAGCGACGAAGCACTGAAGCTAGCCGCCAGCCGCGCAGTGTTGACCGCGCTGTCAGGCTCCGAAATGCCAAAATACTTGGCCGGGGTATTTGACAGTGTGGGCGACATTGCCACGAATTCTCAAGCGCAAATCGACGCCGTATTAGCAACCGCGCAATCGTTCAAAGCCCTGCACGACAGCTTGGATCAATTGCCATTTGACAACCTCAAAGACCAGACCTACGACGTCTACAAAGCACTCACCGATGCCGCGGGTGGCCTTGAGCAATTTGGGCAAAAACTCAGTGGCTACTACGACAATTTTTATAGCGCAGAGGAAAAGCGCACACAGACCCTAAAGGGCATTTCCAAGCGGTTAGCCGATGGAGGCATAAACGTTGGTGTTGACGCGCTGGAGAAAATGTCGCGCGCCGATTTCCGCGCCCTGTTCGAGACAATCCAAACCACCTTCACCGGCCAAGCCAGCACTGGCATGGTTGCCGCGCTGCTTGATGTGCAAGGCGCGTTTGCAAGCGTCACCGCTGCAACGGACGCCGCGATGAAATCGTTTGTCGCCGACGGCGACAAGCTGCAAGCCGATTTGCTGGCCGCGCTGGGCGACAGCGTTGGTGCACAGGCCGCGCAGCGCGCCATTGCCATTGCGGGCCTTGGTGACGCCGCCGTGGCGCAGTACGACTACAACCAGTCTTTGCGCGACCAAATCAGCGCCGCCAACGCCGCCGCCGCCGCAGCCCAAAACTTTGTGTCGGCGCTGGGCAGCGTTGCCGCAACCCGCCAAAGCCTGGAGGCCCAGCTACTGGGGGCGCAGGGCGACACCGCTGGCGCACTGGCCCTCACGCGCAAAAACGAACTGGCCAGCCTAACCCAAGGGTTGGGCGCTGACGATGCAGCCAAGATCACCGCCGCGCAGCAATACAACTACGCGCTGGAGGACCAAATCACCGCGCTGCAAAATGCCAAGACCGCCGCCGAGGCCAGCGCCCGCGCCTCTGACCAATTGCGCCAAGCCTGGCAGTCCGTCACCGACAGCATTTTTGGCGAAGTCAAGCGCATTCGCGGCCTCATGGGTGGCAACAGCGCCCAGTCATTTGCCGGTGCGCAGGCCGCCTTTAGCATCACAGCCGCGCAAGCATCAGCTGGCGACCAGAATGCCGCGAAGCTGCTGCCGGGTCTAAGCCAAGCACTGCTCACGTTAGCGGAGGCGCAGGCCACCAGCCTGTTGCAACTGCGCGCCATTCAGGGGCAAACCGCTGGAACATTGGAGAAGCTGGGCGGGCAGTACGCAGGCCAGTACGGCCTGACTATCCCCAAGCTAGCAACAGGCACCAACTACGTGCCGCAAGACATGCTGGCAATGCTGCACCAAGGCGAGGCCGTTGTCCCAGCGGCCTACAACCCCGGCAATGGTGGTGGGGGAACCGATGCGCTGATTGCTGAAGTGCAGGCGCTGCGGCTGGAAATAAGTGATCTCAAGGCGCTGCAAGGTGCGGGCAATGACAGCGCCAAGATCACTGCGGACACGCTGCGCCGTGTCACCCGTGGCGGCGAGGCTATGCAAGTGTCGTCCGACAATGCTTCTGGTGTGGAGATTCTGGCCCTATGACCGCCAAAACACTAGACACACTACCAGCAGCAGCATCTGTGGGCGCAGGTGATGTTGTGCTCATTCGGCAGGCAGGCGTGAGCAAGAAGGCTGACGCTACGCTCTTCACGGGGGGCGGCGGTGCCGTCACATCCGTGGCAGGCCGCACCGGCGCAGTAGTTCTAGCAAGCGCGGATGTTGGCCTGGCCAATGTAGACAACACCGCCGACGCCAGCAAGCCCGTAAGCACGGCCCAGGCTTCGGCTATCAGCGCCGCCCAGGCCGCCGCCATTGCCGCCAGTGCGCACCCCGCCAACCATCCGCCCAGCATCATCGCGCAAGACGCCTCCAACCGTTTTGTAACCGACACTGAAAAAGCCACCTGGAACGCCAAGCAACCCGCAGGCGCCTACCTCACCGGCAACCAGACCATTACGTTTACGGGCGGCGCAACGGGCTCGGGCACTACGGCGGTAACGCTCACGCTGAGCAATACGGCGGTAACTGGCCAGGTTCTGACCGGCTATGTATCGGGCGCGGGCACGGTGGCGGCAACGGATAGCATTTTGCAAGCTATCCAAAAGCTCAATGGCAATGCCGCGCTAAAGGCCAACATTAATAGCCCGACATTTACCGGCACGGTGGGTGGCATTACGGCGGCAATGGTGGGCGCCCCAGCGGGTAGCGGAAACTCTACAGGCACCAATACGGGCGACGGCGCGGCTAATGGCCGTGAGTTTTTGCATTCAAGCCGCGACTTTGTGACCGGCACCTTGATTACCACCAGCATAGCCCTGGCCGGTGGGGAGCCCTGGTATCTGGAAATCAAAGGTAATAGCTACCAGACCTCACCTGCCTATGATGTTATTGCGCAGGGCTATATCTATGCGCCATCGTCCACGGTAGCGCTAAGCAGCTCTGCATTCTCCAAAACGTCCGCCGCCCTTACTAATATCTACGCCTTTGGTAGTGGCGGGTTCTTGTGTTTCTGGTTCACTAGGCAAGGCTACTGGCAGGGTTTTGATGTGCGCTGCGTAGTGGCTTACCCTGGTTACCAGCCTAATAAAGTGGTGTCTATTACGGATGCTGCTTTGCCAGGTGCTCGCACCTGGGAGGCTGTGCTTAATGCCTTGCCGATTGCAACGGGTACTAACACCGGCGACAACGCCACCAATAGCCAATATGCCGCCGACTACCGTGCCGCCAATTTTGTGGCTGGAACGGATTACATCGCGCCAACGGGGAGCATCGCCGCAAATACCGGTTTGACTTCCGGGCAGGTTGTTGCAGCGTTGGGCTACACCCCCAGCGCCGCTATATCACGCCCGGCGGTGGTCATCAGCACCAACACCACAGCAGTGTCCGGGGCGGTGTATGTGCTGACCGCTTCGCTCACTTTAACCTTGCCCGCCTCGCCATCCGCGGGTGAGTATGTGATGTTCGCCAACCGCAGCAGCACCACTACAGCAACGATTGCGCGCAACGGACAAAACATTATGGGATTGGCAGAAGATATGACCATTGACGGATTGCACTATTGCGGCGAACTGATGTTTGCTGACGCAACGCGCGGGTGGGTTCTGCTATGAGAGCCATACCCCCCATTGCCATAGACGCTGCCAAGCTCACCAGCAGCACCGTGGCAGAGCCCGCTGCGGGCGAAACGGTGTGGAACGCTGGCACCGCCTACGTGGTTGGCGACAGGGCTATCCGCACAAGCACCCATCGCGTCTACGAACGCCTGGTGGCAGGCACTACCGCCACTGCGCCCGAGAGCGACACCGCCAACTGGCTCGATGTCGGCCCAACCTTGCGCTGGGCGATGTTCGACACCCTGCGCAACAGCGCCACCACAGCCACCACCAGCATGACCCTCGTGGTAACGCCGGGGCAGCGGGTGGACAGTATCGCGCTTATGGGGGTGGTGGCTGAGTCTGTCAGTATCAGCATGACATCGGGCGGGCCAGTGGTCTACACCGCCACCGACAGCCTGGTACTGCGCAACACCCTGAGCTGGACCAACTACTTCTTTGGCGCTTTCAAATACGCTGGCAGCGCCGTGCACTTTGACCTGCCGCAGTACAGCAACGGCATCATCACCATCACCATCAGCCGCGCCTCGGGCACCGTGTCGTGCGGGGCGCTTGTGCTGGGCCAGTCGGTCTACATGGGCACTGTCCTGACGCAAGCAAAAAGCGAGGCTCTTAACTTCAGCAGTGTCACGCGGGACGCATTCGGCAACGCCACCCTGGTTCCCCGGCGCACCGTGCCAGCCACCAACAGCACCCTGCACATCACCAACGACATGGTTGACGCGCTGCGCGACCTGCGCGCGCTGGGGAACGCTACGCCCATGGTGTGGAGTGGGCTGGACGACAAAACCCAAAACCCTTGCTTCGATAGCTTGTTGGTGCTGGGTGTGTACAAAGAGTTTTCAATCAGCATGGAAAACACGGGCTACGGCTCGGTGCAACTCTCACTTGAGGAAATCTAAAATATGTCTGTAGTCTCACCTCCCAGCGTCACGGCGCTGCCAACGCCACCCAGCACAGCATCCCCGTCAACATTTGACAGCAGGGCCGACGCATTCTTAGGCGCGCTGCCAACGTTCCAAACGGAAAACAATGCGGTAGCGGCCAACGTATTCGCCAACGCCACGGATGCCGCCAGCAGCGCCACCAGCGCAGCAACGCAGGCTGGTAACGCTGCCACCAGTGCCGCAGGCGCAGTGTTAAGCGCCCAAGCGGCAGCGGCCAGTGCTGGTGCCAGCCTTTGGGTCAGCGGCACCACATACGCCATTGGCGATGTGCGCTACAGCCCCCTTACACAGCGGGTCTACCGCCGCAGCACATCTGGCGCAGGCACCACAGACCCTAGCGCAGACGGCACCAACTGGAAAGCTGTGGACACCGACCCAGTGGTGGTTGTCGTGTCGGGCACCACACAGGCGGCGGTGGCTTACACGCACTACGTCCTGACCAACGTAGCCGCCACCACAGTAACCCTGCCCGCAAGCCCCGCAAGTGGCGATCAGGTTTGGGTGACTTGGACTAATGCCCTGGCAACCAATGTCATCGCCCGTAACGCTCAAACCATCATGGGTGTTGCGGAGGATATGACGCTAGACGCATCAACCAACGGCACCGTGCAACTGCGCTTTGTCAATTCGAGCTGGAGGATTTTGTAATGTCATCACTGAGTCAATTTGTCGGCGGCGCTGGTATCAAGCCCAAGGGCCTATTCAACGGCGCATCGGTCGGAGGTGGCGGGTGGGATAATGTAGTCGCAATCAACAACACAACACGGGGTCTGCCACCACCCCAAGTCGCGTTTGGCGCAACCGGCGCGCTCACGGCCAACACTCTGGTGACGGCCTTGAGTTTGTCGGGGCAGGGCTGCATCAGCCTGCTAGGATGCTCTGGTGTGGATTCAACATCCCGCACGCACCGGCTCAAAGTCACGCTTGATGGCGTGGTGATTTACGACGCCATCAGTGACGCTTTTCTGACCGGTGGTGTTGCGCTCATGGCCCTTGGCGGTTTCATCCCCAGCGCATCCACATTTGCAGCGCCCATTTACGAACCCTTAGTGTTTAACACCTCTCTGTTGGTTGAGTACGCTTCTAGCGTCACAGAGACGGCCAAGTCAATCGTGTTCTATCGCTACGTTGCCCGATAAGGAATCATCATGGACGTTATTTTTGAGCTACCCCCTGCGGCTGCCGCCGCGCCTGAATCAAACCCTACCCAGTGGTTCATCGACGTAGGTCCGTTCTACGACCGTTTTGGTGCGGCAAAGATGGCAGTGCTGACAAGCACGGACGCAGGCGTGAAAGCGATCATGGCTGACGTGCAAATCCGCAAGTGGATTGACCTCCAGCGTGCTGACGTGGCTTCTAGCCTTGCCTATATTGGCTCAGTAGTGCCTGCGCTTACGC